CTTCGACGCGCCTTTCTGAGGAGACGACCCATGGCCGCCAAGAATACCGGCAGCACCGACACCAAGAGCAACATCGCCGCGCGGTTTTTCAAGGATGCCGGCACGGGCAAGCAATACGAGGCCGGCAAGCCCGTCGACGTCGATGACGCCACGCTCGCCAACTATGCGGCCGCCGGCCTCATCGATGCGCCCTCCGCCGCGCAGCAGCTCGCCGACGAGGCGAACGGCACGGCCGCCTGATCCGCTTTCCTGCCCGCGACAGGACTGACCCGCCGGCTCCGCCGGCTCGCTGACCAAGGAAGTTGATTTATGAGTTCGATGACTGCGGCGGGTTCGAAGCTCGCCATTTCCGCCGGCAGCCCCGCGACGGTCGACGTCGCGGGTGCCTCGGCGCTCGCCTACACGACGATCGGGCAGGTCGAGCAGCTCGGCGCGTTCGGCGCGACCACGGAAGTCGTGAACTTCCAGCCGCTCGACGGTCCGCTGCAAAAGTATAAGGGGCCGAGCAACTCGGGTGCGATCCAGCCCCAGCTTGCGCATGACGACGACGATGCCGGTCAGACGCTGCTGCGCACCGCGGCCGACGACAAGACCAGCAAGCTCTACTGGTTCCGCGTCACCCTCCCGAACGGCGCACGCCGCTTCTTCGGCGGCCGGGTGTTCGGCTATCCCGAAAACGTCGGCGCCGCCAACTCGATGGTGACGGCGAACCCGTCGATCGAGATCAGCACCGACGTGCTGAAGGCAGCCGCCGCCTAACCCTTCACCAGTTCCGGCGCCCGCGACGCCGTCCATAACGCATCGGCTCGCCCCGCTATCGCGGGTTGCGGGGCGGGTCGGTGCGACCATCCCCCGCGAGGATAGAACCATGAAGATCAAGACGCTCGCCGTCGCCGCCACTGCCTTCCTGCACCTGAAGGGGCCTGACGGCTCGTTCCTGTACGAGGATGACAAGGCCGCCGTCGGCATTGACCTCTACAGCCCCGGCTCGCCGGAATATGCCCGCATCGAGGAGCGTCAGTCCGCCCGCACGATCCGGCGCATGCAGGACAACGACAACAAGGTGGCGCACGTCCCCGTCGAACAGCGCCGTACCGAATCAAGCGAAGACCTCGCCGATCTGACCGCCGCCTTCCGCAACATCGAGCACGACGGCTCCGATGGCCAGCCGCTGTCCGGCCGTGGGCTGTACGTCGCCGTCTATTCCGATCCCGCCCTCGGCTGGATCAAGGAACAGGTGGTCAAATTCCTGGGTGACTGGGGAAAGTTCACGGGCGGCTCGGCGACCAGCTGAGCCTCTACGTCCGGCACATGGCATGGCTGAACGCCGTGCCGAAGCCGGACCCGGACAGTGCGCGGGGAAAAAACCCGGCGGCTCAGACCAAGCTCACCCGGCTGGAGGATCTGAAGCGGCAGAAGATCACGCCGCGGATGCCGCCGAACCCCGCGCCGCACATCATCGATCGTCTGATCGAGATGGGCATCACCGAGGCCGCCGGCATGGGGGCCGCGCCGCTCAGCTGGCGCGAGATCGTCGCGTGGCAGGAGGGGACATGGGTCAGGCTCCCCCCGTGGGAAGCGCGCCTGATCCGCACCCTCTCCAAGGCGTACCTCACCGAAAGCCGCCTCGCCGAAAGCGAGAACCACCCTGCCCCGTGGCATTCAGGCCCGGAGCAGCGTGTCATTGAAACCGAACAGGCCCGTCTTGAGGCGGTGCTTGGCTGATTGAGAAAGGGAGGGCGTGGGCATGGATACGGGCTCTCCCGATCTCGGCGTCGATTTCGTCATCAACTTCGGCGACAGCTTCGGCGGCCTGAAGTCGCTCGACGATCTGATCGGCACGACCAGCGCCAACGCCGTGCGCGATTTCCAGCGCATCCAGGCATCGGTCGCCAGCGGGCTCGATCTCAGTGCCGCGTCCGCCGAGTTCAAGGCGCTCGGCGCGACCGCGACCCGCGAACTGCGCTCCGCCTCGCTGGAAGCGGCGAAGGCCGAGCGTGCCGGCGAGTCGCTCGTTCGCCAGCTGGAGCGGCAGAACGCGACCTACGGCAAGAGCCGTACCGAGGTGCGCGCGATGCGCGTCGAGGAGGCGGCGCTGGCCGCCGAGCGAACGCGCAACACCGATCTTGCCGTGCGCCTGCGGTCCGAGCTGTCCCTTCTTGTCGCGGCCGAGGCGAAGACCGCGCAAGCGGCAGAAGCCGAGGCGCAGGCGATGCGCGAGGCGGCGCACGCGCACGACCTGTTCGAGGCGGCCGCTCGTCGCGGCGTGCTGGCGATGAAGGAAGAAGAGGCGGCCTTGAAGGCGAACGCCATCGCCGCGCAGGCGCAGGAGCTGCGTTCGGCCGCGCATGCGCATGACATGTTCGAGGCGCGCGTGCGCGCCGGCGTCAAGGCGCTGAAAGAGGAGGAGACTCCGCCAAGGCCGCGTCGCTCGCAGCCTATGAGCAGGAGCTACGGTCGGCCGCTTTCGCGCACGATCAGTTCGAGGCGGCAGCCCGTCGTGGCCTCGTGGCCATGCGGGAGGCCGATGCGGCGGCCGAGCAGGATGCCGCCACGCTTGCGCGCCTTCGCGCGATGCTCGACCCGGCTGCCGCCGCGCAGGAGCGCCTCAATCGCGAGATCGTC